GACCATTTCTATACGCCAGACTTTTTGTTGCCTAATGGTATCGTAATTGAAACCAAGGGCCGCTTTACTCTGGAAGACAGGCGCAAACACCTGCTTCTAAGGGAACAGTATCCCGAGTTATGCCTACGTTTTGTCTTCACCAATAGTAAGGGCAAGATCCGTAAGGGTTCCAATACCACCTATCAAATGTGGTGTAACCGATATGGATTTAAATGTGCTGATAAACTCGTTCCTCTGGAATGGATTAAAGAGCGCAAAAACAAACCTTCTTTAAAAATAATAAATGGACTTAGAGGCGTAAAATGAACGACAACGAAGACTTCATGCCGAACGCAATATTGATGGAGATATCTGTTGATGAAGACGGGCGTTTGCTTTTCAGCGGTGGCTGGAGTTTTGATGAAGAGTACCCTCAAGACACTGTAGAATTCTTACAAGATATACTGGCAGGTATATACGCGGTCATAAACACGCAGACTGAAAATGTTGTAGCCGCTGGTAAAATTGTAAGATCCGCTCCCGGGTTCGATGGCTTTGAGCCACGAGAAGAGGACGAAGACGATTATGAAATTGAGATCGGATTTGAACCTGACGAGGAGTTAACGAGGCGCGTTAAGGAGCAAAATAAAGATGCCCTTAACGTTATTAAATTCGATCCAAAAAAACACAGGAAACACTAATGAGCACAAAGGAACAAAAGGAAATATATGCTCACTCATACCCCTTCGACACCGTGACCAAAACTGAAGTTGGTAAGACGGTAAAAATTGCTACAGAGGCAAAGCAAAACGAAGTGGATATGGTGAACCATCCACCGCACTATACTCAGCACCCATCAGGTATTGAGTGTATTCAAATAACAGAACACATGAACTTCAACTTGGGAAGCGTAGTTAAATACGTTTGGCGTTGTGATGATAAGCACGAGGTTCCAATTGAAGATCTGAAGAAAGCTGAGTTTTATATCAAGAGAGAGATAGACCGCCGCTTAAAGAAAGCGGGCTCTCAATGAAACATATACATCAGTTCACTTGGTTTGATTTATTCAACCAAGAAGAATGTGATGACATCTGCAAGCTCGCGAGTGAAAGCTCTATGGGTAAGGGGCAGGTGTTGTCCGTACAAAAATCGTTGAAGGATAAATTAGCTAGAAATTGCAAACTATCATGGCTGTACAGGGAGCCGAATAATTCATGGGTACATGATAAAATTCAAGACCGTGTAGAGCACTTAAATGATAGGTGGCTAAACTTTGATCTTAACGGTGAAATGGAAGCACTTCAGTATTTAGAATACGGGTTTGGTCAGTTCTATAACTGGCATACGGATTCTGGTCACGAGCAAGTCGCAACAAGAAAACTAACCTGCATTATACAGCTTTCAGATCCATCTGATTATCTAGGCGGACGCTTACAAATCAATTCTCATACGCAAGCCGTGAATGGCTCTTATGTGAAGTACGCCCCAAGAACCAGAGGTACTGCAATCGTATTACCATCGCACCTTCTGCACCTAGCGCGTCCCGTATGGATGGGTAAGCGCAAGGCGTTAGTAGCGTGGTTCAGGGGTAATAACACATTAAGATGATGAGGAAGAAATGAACAAAGTAAATATAAACCTAGAAAATGACGAACTATTTGATGATTTGGGGCTTAATAGGCTTCGGGAAAGTTATATGCGGGATGATGAAGTGTCTCCGCAAGAACGATTTGCATTTGTAGCTGAACAATTCGCCACAGACGCAGAACACGCGCAAAAGATCTACGACTACGCAAGTAAACATTGGCTGTCTTTTTCTACGCCAATTCTATCATACGGCCGTAGTAACAAGGGGCTACCAATCTCATGTTTCCTGTCCTATTTGGATGACAGTGCCGAGGGCTTGGTAAACACATATGGTGAAGTGTCTTGGCTATCTATGCTTGGTGGTGGCGTGGGTATCCATGTTGGTATCCGAGGTGCAGATGAAAAATCTGTAGGGGTTATGCCTCACCTTAAAACATATGACGCGGGCTCTCTAGCCTATCGTCAGGGCCGTACCCGCCGTGGTTCTTATGCCGCCTTCTTGGACATCGACCATCCAGATATTATTACGTTTATGGAGATGCGGAAGCCAACAGGCGATCCAAACTTCCGTACTATGAACCTGCATCACGGCATCAACCTAAGCAACAAATTCATGGAGCTTGTTGAAGCGTGTATGCGTGATAGGAACCTTGATGATAGCTGGCCGTTAATTAACCCCAATAATGGCAAGGTAACGGAGACTGTATCAGCCCGTGACTTGTGGATGAAAATCCTTGAGCTCCGTATGCATACAGGTGAGCCTTATCTGGTGTTCTTGGATACCGCCAATGATGCTATGCCTGAATGGTTGAAGGCTCTTGGGCTGAAAATTAATGGCTCTAATCTGTGTACAGAAATCTTCTTGCCTACAGATACTAAGCGATCAGCCGTGTGTTGTTTGTCTTCTTTGAATGTAGAATACTACGATCTATGGAGCAAAGACCCTGAGTTCATTCCAGCGATCATGGAGTTCTTAGACAATGTTCTACAACACTTCATTGATAATGCTCCACAGCACGTTCACAGAGCCGTTTATTCAGCTATGCGCGAGCGTTCTATTGGTATTGGTACTCTAGGGCTTCACGCCTACTTCCAGAAAAAAAACATCCCACTAGATTGTGCGATGGCTAAGGTGATGAACAAGCAGATTTATACACACATTGCGGATCAGTGTTCTAAAGGTGATGCTATTCTGTTTGAAAAACGTGGTGCTTGCCCAGATGCGAAAGAGGTTGGCGTGAACCGCCGATTTAGCCATTGGACAGCCATTGCTCCTAACGCATCTAGCTCTTTAATTATGGGCAATACATCCCCATCTATTGAGCCTTACAGAGCTAACGTATTCCGTCAGGACACTCTGTCTGGTGCATATATACAAAAGAATAAATTCCTTAAAAAGGCTCTAGCCGATTTGGGAATGGACAACCAGAAGACTTGGGCCTCAATCACTGGTAACGATGGCTCAGTACAACACTTAGATATTCCCGAAGATATTAAGGAAGTATTTAAAACTGCAATTGAGATTGACCAGCGTTGGTTAGTTGACCTTGCGGCAGACCGCCAACCGTACATCGATCAGGGGCAGTCTCTAAACTTATTTTTCCGTCCAGATGTAAACGTCAAATACCTACACGCTTGCCACTTCCTAGCTTGGAAGCAGGGGCTCAAGAGCCTGTACTATTGCCGCTCTGACAAACTCAGAAAGGCAGACAAGGTGGGTATGCAGATTGAGCGTAAGCGTCTTGAGGATGAAATCGATTTAACGGCAGTTGCGGATGGCGATGTTTGCCTAGCTTGTGAAGGATAATAAAATGGTAAAAAAACTAAAACTAACAGACACCCGAGATTTCTATAAACCTTTCAACTACCCGTGGGCGTATGATGCGTTCGTTCAATCTGAGCAAATGCATTGGTTGTGGACTGAAGTCCCAATGTTGGAAGACACTAAAGATTGGCGCAATCGCCTGTCCACTGAAGAACAGGAATTCCTTACGAAGATTTTCCGCTTCTTTACTCAGGGGGACATTGATGTCTCTGGGGCGTATGTAAATAATTATCTGCCTGTGTTCCCGCAACCTGAGATCCGTATGATGTTATCATCATTTGCCGCACGGGAAGCTATCCATGTGGCCGCGTATAGTCATTTGATTGAAACTTTAGGGATGCCTGAGAGCACCTATAATGAGTTTCTCGAATACGCTGAGATGGCTGAGAAGCACGACTACTTTAAAGATCTGCAAGGGGATGATGATCTACCTGCACAGATTGCTGGGTTCAGTGCCTTCACAGAAGGTATGCAATTATTCTCCAGCTTTATTATGTTGTTGAACTTTACTCGCCACGGCAAGATGCGCGGCATGGGTCAAATCATTGCATGGTCAATTGCAGACGAAACTCTGCACACCGAGAGCATGATTAAGTTGTTCCGTACCTACGTCCAAGAGAACCGTAATGTTTGGAATGATGAGCTCAAGGCTAAAATTTACGCTATCGCTGAAAAGATGGTGGATCTAGAAGACCAGTTTATCGACCTAGCCTTCGGTGTGAGTGAGATGGAAAACCTCACCCGTGACGAGGTTAAACAATACATCCGCTACATCTGTGACAGACGCCTTATTGCCTTGGGCATGAAGGGTATCTTCAAGGTTAAACAAAACCCACTTGAATGGGTGGATGGTATGTTGGGTGTAACCCACACCAACTTCTTTGAAAACAAATCTGTAGATTACGCCAAAGGTGCTCTGTCGGGTGATTGGGGTGATGTTTGGG